TAACAACAGAAGAAAGTCAAAATCTTTCAATGTATGATAATGGAAAAATAATAACTAGTTCTACTATTGAAATAACAAAAGCTCAACATATATTACAAGATATTTTAACAAATGAATTAGATTATGAAAAAAATGTTGTTTTACCTGAGGAAATAATTAAAGATGATTGGATTAATAGTTTTTCAATGAACGAACAACAAGAAGCTAAAAGTGTTATAGAAAATCTTTTTAAGTCTTCTATATACATACCATCATTTGATAGTGAAGGGGATTTTAAATTTATTGAATTAAAACAAAATATAACAGATTATAGTAAGTTTGAGATTATAAAAAACTCACAAATTATTAAATATTCTTTTTCTCTTACAAAATTAGAAGATGTAAAAAATCAAATTAACATAAAATACAAAAAAGATTATGGTGCAAATGATTTTTCTGAAGAAACTACTTATGGAATTGAAGATAATAATGGTAATTTTGTACAAACATTAGATGAGCTTACTGAAGAATTAACGCCTGATATGGTTTATGATATTGGTTATTATGGTATTAAAAATGAAGATGCTAAATTACAAGTAGAAACTGAGTATATAAGAGATAAAGAAACGGCACGAAAACTACAAAGAAGATTACTGATGTGGTATGCTAACCAACATTTAACAATAAAATTAGATTTACCTCCTAGTTATATGCACTTAGAAGCAGGTGATTATTTAAGGTTTGAAGAACTTATAGGTGGTAAACTTGCTTTTGGCTTTGATTACACACAAGAGTTTGTTAAAAATGGACAACTTATTTATCCTGTGTTTTTTGTTAGTAATGTTTCTAAATCTTTAAGTAAAGTAAGTTTAGAATTAGTACAAGTACATCGTGGCGACTTTGGTATGACTAATGAAGATTTAGGTGTTTATGAAATACCAAATCCGTACGATAATAATATATATTATCCTGAACAAGAATTAGATGAAGATGATGAAGCTGAGCCATATTTTACTGCAGACTGGCTTGATGATGAAAAAGATTTAATAAATGGTCAAATAGATGCTATTGTTTACACTAATTTAGAAACAAATATTAATATTGATGTTAGGTTGGTAAACTCAACTCATTCATTTAGATTTGGCGAATTAGAAATTACCAATGAAATACAAGATTTAGATGCAAGTTCTATGGTTAGTGCTTCTATAGATGTAACTGATAGTAATTTTGGTGATAATGTTTCTATATTACCAAGAGCACCATTACAAACAAGAGCAGCTATTGAATATACTGACGAATCTGAAGATGGTATAGAAGATGTTGATATAGTATTAGATTATGATTTAATTATTACATCAGACCAATATCCTGATTTTTCTGCAGATTTAAGTTTTCAACAAACAATACCACCTGTATATTTTATTTTAGGCGATTTAAATGGTGATGAAACTATAAATATTAATGATTTAATTATTCTTATCAATATTACTTTAGATGATGATGGTTTATATTCTCAAGCAGGAGATTTAAATGGTGATGGTGGAAATAACATACTAGATATAGTGGCTTTAGTAAATTTAATATTGGATTAATTAAATGATTGAATATAACAAAACAAAATTAGCAGACGGAAAATCATCAATTATAATTAATAATGGTGATTGTTATATAGAATCTAATGTAGATATAATGGGTATTGAAATAGATTTTATAGGTGCAGCTTCAATTACACCAACACTTCCAGAGGGTTGGATAATGCAAGGTAATAAAAGTAAAATGATTTTAATATCTTTACAAGGTGTTGGTATTAAAAATCAAAAATTATTTACTTATTTTGGTTCTATAAAAATAAACAATATAATTGTTGCAAATAATGAAGGTAAATCGGTATTTTGCCAAATAGAAAATGTAAACCCAACTTGGATAAGACAAGATTGGTCTATGGATAAAGAAACAGATACTTGGGATAATTTTAAAAATAAAGAAAAAAAAGGTAAAATTAGTAAAACTAAATACAATTTACCTGATTATAGGTTGCCAAAAGTAGATAAAAAAAATATTAGAAAAAGAAAAATTAAAACAAAAAGCAGAACAACAACATCTTCATATACAACAGGTGGTAGTAGTTCAGGAGGTTCAGGAGGATATTAATGGGAAAGCAAGTTAAAACGCCAAGATTTTATGTAGATATGCCTACATTTTTACACGCCACAGGACAATTAGAGTGGGCAGAAGGTAGAGGTGGTGCAGAATTATTATATATGAATTGTGCTAACCCATATTTAGATGTTAATGAAGATAACCAACCATTATTTTCTATTGGTTCAAATAGAAACGTAAAAGCAGCTTTTCCTGTAACTTTTGTTGGTTTATTAAATCATAATTTTGCAAATGAAAATTTTTTTTCAGACAGCAAAATAAAAATCAAAGCAAAAAGAAATGAAGGAGCTGATTATAATATAACTTCAGATTCAGACTCTCAAAAAAATGTATTAAATTTTAATGGAAGCAAACCAGAATATAATGGTTCAAGTATATTTACTACTTGGGGAACTTTTAATGATTATTGGAAAGAATTTTATATTGAATATAGCTCACCTGACTGGGAACTTACTCACACAAACCAATTAGGCTCTTTTGTAGTTGGTAAATATTTTGATTGCCCATTTTCTCCTGACCTTAAACTTACAATGAGTAGAAGTTTTGATGGAATTAAAAAACAACGTACTATAGGTGGAAAAACACTAGCAAATATTTATTATGATGGACCAACAGAGTGGACTATGAATAGCTTACAAAACGGAACCTACAAATATCCACCATTTGAGCTTGACACTCCTTTTGACGAAAATTACCAAGATGCAAGTAATAATTATTTTAATCGCAGAACAAAAAGTGGTCTAGGTAGAAAAGGTTTAAGGAGTTGGAATTTAAGTTTTTCTTATGTTAGTGAAAGCGATATGTGGATAGATAACGAAGTTTCTAATAGTTTAATTAGTGATTCAGAAGAAAGTTCACTTACACACGGAAACCCTATGTTATCAGATGAAAGTTTTAATTTTGTGTGGAACTGCACATTAGGTGGCACTTTGCCGTTTATATTTCAACCAAACAATGAAGACAATAATCCTGACCAATTTTCTATATGCACATTTAGGTCTAATACTTTTAGTGTAAGACAATCAGCACCTAATATGTATAGTGTTAGTATGACTATTGATGAGGTTGCTTAGCGTTCGGCAGAACAATACCCATTTCTATTACTGCCCATCTTTTTATTTCTTCGATAAGCTCAGTAAACTCTGGAACAGATAATTGTTTGGTAGATTGTATGTCATACTTTTCTTTTATAACTTTGTGCATTTCGGCTTCAGTATAACCCAAATCTTTAGCTAATAACCTTATAATAACCCTATAGTATGCATTTTGTTGCGGAGAACGCACCTTTTCGGCAGGTTTTATTTCTAAGTGAACACTACCCTCAATTTGACGTAAATAATCCCTAAATCCAAGATTATCATCTAAAGTAAGTTTTCCTTCTTTTATAGTTCCTGCAAATTTCATTCTGCGAAATACCCCCTTAATAAATAAAATGCTTCTTTCCATAAATCAACACCATAAGTCCATTCAAAGTCATTTATACCCATATTGTGACGCTCAGTATGATGTTTACGGCAAAGAGGCACACAAGAGTAGTCTTTAAGACCACCCTTGTTAGCTCCACCCATACCCAAATGCTCCAAATGGTCAGGGTCTACAGGCGACATCCCACACACTAAACAATGTTTAGATTTTATATACTTAATATAATCTTTCATTTAGAAAATGCTTCTACAAATCGGCTTATTACTGCATACCAAAATAAACAACCAACAAAAACTATAGTTGAATAAGTTATTAATCTATACCAATTAATCATTTTTGTACCTCTCTATTCTTTTTTTTACAACCCCACACAATTCTATAAAATCAACAATTAAATACACGCAAACTAAAAATATTATTAACAAAAAAACTGCTTCCATTTTATTTTCCTTTCAACTTATCTGCCCATTGCTCAATTATATTTTTTGGGTCAACAAGCGTTTTACTATGTTTATCGGCTTCATTCTTATCTAGAAACTTCTTGCCGTCTTTTGTTATCCATACAAAGTGTAATTCTTTCTTAATCATAAATTCTCCAATTTTAAGAGATAGTGCGAAGAAAGGGAAACGCTAAAGGGGGGAGAATGAATAAAAACCCCCCACCTATCTCTTTTAATGTTATTTGTTTAAAGTATATATTGCGTGTCCTGAACCTTTAGCAATTTTTGTGTCTATCTTATGACCTTCAGCTCTTAAATCAAATATAATAGCACCTAATCTAAAACTTCCATATTCTGTCAATGCTTCCATAGGTGTGATTGATTGACCACTTATTAGGTGTGCTAAAACTTTATCTTTTTTTGTTATTTTTTTATTATTCATTTATTCTCCTTTTATGTTTAATATCCAATCATTTAATTCTTGTACTACATACATCTTTCCTCTGTCTTCTTTTATAATCTGAACATCAACGTGCTCTGAGGGTCTTATCCATTTCGGCAAAGCCTTACGAACTTTAGCTTGTACTTTAATCTCGTCATCTATAAGTATATCTACTTCTTCGTGATATTCTGGACCAAAGGCTTTTCCATTACTACCCCAAGCCCTGACTGCTTTTATTTCGTGTAGTTCTACTGCTTCTACAATCTCACGTTCAAATCTATTACCTTTGGCTTTACTTTTGTTCGGCATATTGTTCCTCTTTTAAATCATTAATTCTATCTTGTAATATATCTATATCGTCAAAACCATTTAATTGTATAACCATATCTGTCATAGAAGAAACACACCATACACAAAATGCTACTGGACTTATACCAAATTGTCCAACTATATCGCCACAATCTTGGTCTATTTTACTATCGCAAATATTACAATTCATCTTTTCTTCCAAAATGTTAAATCTCCCATTATACTCTGATACACCCACCAACATTTACCATCATTGGTCCAATCTAAAATTTTCTGCTTTTGTTTAGCTTGTTTATTACGGCTATATACTTTTTGACATTCAATACAAACATAACTTCTATTATCGCCACCTCTATTAAATTCACTCATTTTTTTCTTTTGTCTACAATGGCTACATTTTCTCATATATACTCCAATTTGAAGGGCAAGTATCTCTAAGGAGGGAGAAAGTGAGTGTGCGAACTCGGTGTTACCTGCCCTATAATTTTAATTAATTATTTCTAATGTATCTTCGGCTATTTTAACTGCTATTGCATCATTAGATTCATTTATAATAGCTTCCAATCCTTGAATAGCTATCTCTAAATCTTTATTTAGCTTTTGAATATTTATATCCATAATTACCTTTTTTTTGTCGGCAAAGAGCGAGATTACTGGATTTGAACCAGACCCAACGCGAAGGGCGTCTTCCCATACATTACTCGCTCAATTACCTTTTCCTAGGAATTTTTACCTATATTGTTTTATTTTTGCTTTACAACAATCTGAGTCATCTCTTGCTATACTATACTTATCACCAAATACTATCCCATTACAACTTGAACACCTACCAAGTCTTGCTGAGCCACTTTTATCAAAAGGATATAATTCATCTAAATCAATTTTTTTCTCAGCTTTTATAATCTCATCTTCAAATACTCTATCTCTCAAATACCTGATAGGGTCTTTACGATATACTTTATCTCTATCTTTAATATACTGCTTAGAATGTTGCATAATTTTAAAAATATCTTCTTTAGTGATGTTTTTAAGCCAATAGGCTAAACTTTGTTTTTTTGTGGTTTTCTTATCATATAAATCCCACCACAATTCAAAATCTTTTGTACTTTTAAGAGAAGGTTGGGTTGATGACTTTTTCGGTTTCCTCGTCATACTCCTCAAAGTTTTAATATCAACCCATTTAGGTTGCTTATCCTTACCCTCTCTTATTAGTATCTCCAACATTAAAATGGAATATCGTCTGAGTTTGTTTCCATTACAGGTGTTTCTTGACCATACTGCTCAAGAGCAACCCTATTTATTTCTCCACGAACATCTTTAGAGCAAAATATAGTATCATACCACTCGCCGTCTTTTTCTTGGCTCGGCATTGACACAAACAAACCATTTATTCCTTCCATAACCTTAAAACCTTTTATGGTAATGCCCATATCAAGCTCTAAGTCAAAAAATGCTCTTAATTTACCTTTATTATACTTATTCATTCTACTTATTTTCATTTATTTTCTCCTTTAAATATTTATATTGTTCTCTTTTATTCATTTTATCAAATTTTATAAGTTCTTTATTTGGCGGCGACTTTATAAACCATTTATACCACAAATCGTGATAATCTAAAACTTGTGCTATTCCGTCAAGACTATTTGGATTGGTTTTGTCCATTATTCATTTTCCTCTTTATCTAAACACTCAAAGCACATACGTTCTTCAGTATCACCAGATACATTAGCTTTATATTTGTGTTCACATTGACAACAAGTCCACATATTATTTTTCTCCTTTTTTTGTGTCATTATAGTGTTCGTTTACATCAAAAACACTAAAATCAATCATAATATTAGGGTTTAGTTCCATCATTTTTTGTGCAAACAAATAGCACTCGTGTCTTATGTTACTTGTATTCATTCTTACTCCTTATCCATTCTTTAAAAGTTATTCTACCACAATCTGTATCTACTTCTGAAAATTCAGATAATAGATTATATATTTCGTCAGAATCGTGTAGACTAAAATTATCTTCTAACACTTTAATTAAATTATTCATTCTTTACCCTTTCGTGAATTTTTCTATGATATCATTCCAAAGAGGGTGGTTAAAATCTCCATATACCTGTTTATTTACCACTTTTTTAGCAAGATTATCAAATTCATTGGCTTCTACCTTAGTTTCAATAATCTTTTCTTTTTTAAGGGGTTTTTTAGTTTCTCCTTTATATGGTGGCATTGATTCTGAATATCCCACACACCATTCACACTCAAAGTAACAACCTATACTCTTGCAATAAGCATATTGCTCGGCTTCAGTAGGCATTAATTTTATAAGGTGTTGTGGTGGAGCAGTATTTTTAACTCTCATTGTTGCTCCATTATTGTTATAGATACTTTTCTATCTAGTTCTTCCATTATAGTTTTTTCTAATGCTCTCGCCATTTCTTCAAAATCATAATGTTTATAATCAGATTCGTCATCTTCCCAATAATATATCGGTATAGGTATGTTCATTCTTTATCCTTTCTCTTGCTCGGTAATTTCATCAAACTTATCTCTTTCGGCTCTCATTCTTTCCAAAACAGATTCATACTCTTTGATACTATTACATTTTTTCCACTCATCATTTGAAAACTTTTTTAAACCCTCAAAAGCAGGGTGTCCTTTCAACTCCTCAAACTCTTTAGCTTGTTCTTCTGTTCGGTGTTCATATTTAGGTTTAGCAAAACTATCTGCTTCTACATCTGAATATATACCATACTCATAAGCGTTAATAAGTTTTAAAATTGCCCTATCTTTACCACGCTTCTCACTCATTGAGCCAATGTATAAGTTTTTGCAGTTTTTACTATCTGCTTCTCCAATAGTCCATATCACAACATCTCCTTTTTTAGCAGTAACAACCATTCTGCAAAAGTTTTGTTCTGTATTAAGTATTTGTGGTGGACCAAATGATATTCCTTCAATATCTGCTATTTTCTCACAAGCATCGTGTGTTATAATATATTTACCACTTCTTGATTCTTTCCAATAATCGTCTTTGGTTAAGTTATACTTCTTTGCTAAGTCTTTCATATTCATTTTTTAGTCCTCCCAAACTAATTGCAACCTATAATCGTTAGCAACTTTGTTTAATAGAATTTTTGTGTAGTGTTTTTTATCAGAAGTCAATTCATCTACCATTCCCATTTCAAAGAAATATTGTATTGCTTCCATACATTGTTTTTTAGTTACTTTATTCATTCTTTTTTTCTCCTTAATTTAATTCGTATATAGTTGTTCTCTTAGCTTTGGCTTGTGGATATAAATCTGTTACCTTTACACCTAAAAACTTCGCCATTTTTTTAAGTCTATCTTGTGACGGAACTCTAACTCCACCTATAAACAAACTCATAACACATTGATTAATACCTAAAGATTCACATACAAACTTTTTAGTGTAACCTTTAGACCTTATTACCTCATTAATATTATTTTCCATTTATTCTCCTTAATTATATTATTTAAAAACTGAATAAGACGCAGTTCCTACTACTTCTTTTCCGTCTTTTATAATTTCCCAATAATCTTTTTGAGTATCGGGGTTAAATCTTAATCTCTTAGTATATCTTGCTAAGTCTTTTTTTTCAAATTCTGTTAAGTTTCTTCTTTTAGCCATTCTTTCTCCTTTTGTTTATATTAATTTAAAAACCCTTTTTCTATTATGCAAGGATTATTTTACTTTTATTTAATTACTTTAAACCAATCGTTATAATCAACGTGTTCACTTTCTATATATTCTTCTGCTATACCTCTATCTGATTCTGTTGAGTACCATAGTATAAAATTATCTATTACACTAATTAACAATTCTTCAACTTCTGTAAAAGGTTCTCCTTTAATTTTTTCTTTTTTCATTTTATTCTCCCTTCCAAGATTCATCTATTAATCTAATTATAATTTTAGCTAATTGCTCTTTTTTGAAACTCTTTGCAATATTTTTAGAAAGCTCAACATTTTCGCCATCTGAATTAAATAATAATAATTTTTCTTTTAATTCTTCTATTTCTTCTTTGTTTTCGTCCTCTTTATGATATCCTATTACTTTTGTTTCGCCAACTTGCTCTAACAACATAGATTCTAATTCTACCCATATTTCTTGTTGCAAGTATAATTGCATTGCTTGTCTTAATGGCTCTCTATCTTCTTCTTCAGAAGCATACCATTCAATAAAGTTAATTATTATTAACTCTCTTAATTCGTACTGATTTCCAACTATTTCATTATTATATTTCATTTTACTTCCTTTCTTCTTTAAGTATTTCATTAAGGTTAAATTCAATGTAACCACTACACTTATCATAATCGACTTCATAGTCTTGACTTGGTATATAGCAATGTGTTTCAAAATAACCAATTTTACTATGTATAATATGCTCTACCATATCATCATAAGAATCAAGCATATCGCCACACCAATTATCATCGCAATCTTCATCTAACATAAAATGATATTCATCTAAAGGATTAACTAAAATTTCATAATTAACTTTAAACTCTACTTTTCTACCTTTAACTGAGCCAACATTTTGTTTAATTGTTTTTCTTAACCATTGTTTTACTTTTGTTTTCATTTTACTTCCTTTCCCTACAATCACAAATTTCTTCATCCACAAATTTCTCAATTTGTTTTGGTGTTAAAGGTAATTTCAAACCATATTTATAATCGTTATTTTCATAATTATCTGATTCTAAATGTACAGATGTTACACCATACTCATAAATATTTTCCCAACCTTTATTTAGATGTACCCAAAAATCTTCGCCATCA